TCACGCCTTCGAGAAAATTGGCACAGCAGACTATTTGCAAGAGCTTCGTACAGCTACAAAAAACACCGTATCAGATATTGAACTGATGAAGGCAGCGGTTAAAGCAAAAGACTTCCGCATCCCTCTTGAGGACCTTGGTAAATACCTGTCTTTCGCACAGCTTAAAGCGCAACAGACGGGACAGTCTCTCGATTATATGGTTGACTCTATCGTAACAGGTCTTGGTCGTAAATCTCCTATGATACTTGATAACCTCGGACTCTCGGCTGCTGAAATTTCTGAAAAGACAAAAGAGACTGGAGACTTTATGAAAGGTGTCGCAAAGATTGTCGAAAAAAATCTTGCACAAGCAGGAGAAACTTATATCTCTGCTGCTGATCGAGCAACTCAGCGTACCGTTGATCTTCAGAATGCACAACTCGCACTTGGTAAGGCTTTAGTTCCTATTAAGGAGGAATTCTCTGACATTTATGGTCAGATTCAAGTCGGGACTATTAAGGCTATTAAATACCTCGTTGACCATCGTGAGACGCTTGTTCTTCTTACAAAGGCTGTTATACTTCTTACTGCTACTTATGCTGCTTATACGGCAGGGCAAAAACTGTCTTATCTATGGAGCTTACGTGCTGTTGCTGTAAGTAAACTTAAGGCTGCCGCAGCTGCGGTTGAGAATGCAATGCTGCAATTGTCTGTATTACGTCATGCAGTGCTCAATAAGACTATGACAACTTCTATTGCCTTACAGAAGGCTTTTAATATTGTTCTTAAACTCAGCCCTTGGGGACTCGTTTTTGGAGCAATCACGCTCGTTGTCGGGGCATTATTGATGTTCAATAAGCGTGCTGATGCTGCCACTGTGGCACAGAAACACCTCAATGACATTCAGTCGGAAGCCAGCCGTAAGACAGAGGAAGAACGTATTAAAATAGAAATGCTTACCAAACGCATTCACGATAATTCGCTCTCTCTTAAAGAACGTCAAGATGCGATAGTAGCTCTACAGAAAATCGTTCCTGATTACACAGCTAAGCTTTCTCGTGAAGGACAGGTTTACGACGAAAATACTCGTGCCTTAACTCGTTATCTCAATGCTTTAAAAGAAAAAGCCTTATTAGAAGGTGCACAATCTGCTATCAAGGAGTTAGGTAAGCAAAAGGCAGAGTTGCTTATCAAACAACGTCAGCAAGAAAAAGACCTGAAAAATATGAAGCAAGAACAGGCGAACTTTGCCAAAAACAATGCAGGTCGTCCGCAGACTTCGCAAGGTAATGTTGCTCCAGGGCAGGTATATGCAGCGTCTGGTTATTCTGCTGAAGTTTCTACTATCTCACGTCAATTGGAGGACACGGTTGAGAAAATTAAAGTAATAGACACTTCTCTTGATGCTATTGGTAAGGAGTTTGGTAAAAAACTCTTTTCGACAGACAATAGTGGTGGTGGTGCTAATGTCGGGACGGTCGGAGCTACCCTTGATTCAATTAATCAAAAGATAGAGGCTTTAAAAGCCAAAAGACTTACAATCAAAGTCGGTGACACAAAGGGGCTTAAAGCTATTGATGCTCAGATTGCACAGTTAGAAAAAAGAAAATCTCAGTTGGAATATTCTTCTGGTGGGGGTAAAAGTAGTAAGAAGGGAAAGAAGTCTTCTAAATCTAAAGGCGTAGATCCTGATAATATTGTTTCACGTAATTTTTCAGGGTCTCGACAGAGTTCTATTGATGCTGCTGAAGCTGCTTATCAGAAAGACTTGAATAATCTCAACATGTCTCTTGCTAAGAAGAAAATATCACAAGAGCAGTACGACATATTTATATCTGCACTTAACACACAACACGCATCTAACCTCCTTGCTATCGAGCAGAAATATTATACCAAATCCACACAGATGGCTTTCAAGGATGCTGCGAAGAAAAAAGAACTCGAAACAGGTCAAAGTAAGAATGTAGCACAAGCACAACAGAAACTTGAGGAGGCACGTATCGCTGCTGAGGAGAAATACCAAGCTGTAATGTCTCAACTCATAGAACAAGGTCAGGTTAAGCAAACCTTAACCTTAGAGCAGGAACGAGATGCTAAACTTGAACTTCTCAGTGGTTACTACAATGCTGCGTTACAGTTAGCGAAACAAAGTGGAGAGGACACTTCTGCGGTTGAAAGTGCCTATCAACAAGCTCGAATCAATATCTTGTCAGAATATAATGATAAGCAACTCGCACAGATAAAAGAATTTGAGCAGAAAAAGGCGCAAGCACGACAGGAGTATGGGCTTGACACGTTCAGTGACCAGTATGCCGCACGTCGTAAGAAGATAGAAAATGATAGTGTACTCAATGAGCAGGAACGCCAGCAGGCTCTTACTCTTCTTGATCAGCAGGCAGAAGAACACCGCCTTCAGATACGTCAGCAGTATGGTCTTGCTTCACAACAGGAACTCTATAATGCAGAGTTGGATCAGTTGAAGATGCACCTTCAGAATAAAGAGATATCTGAAGAAGAATATGAAGAGGCAGTGAAGAATATGAAGATTGCCAAAATGAAGGAGGCATTCGATTTTTACTCTAACCTCTCCAATGGAGCTGTTCAGGCACTACAGCAAGCAGAGGAAGCGAACGTTGATGCGAAGTATGATGCGGAGATTGAAGCAGCAAAGAAAGCAGGTAAAGATACCACAGAACTTGAAAAGAAGAAAGCGGATGAGAAACTGAAGATACAGAAGAAGTATGCTGACGTTAACTTCGCTATCAAAGCCTCTCAGATTATAGCTGACACATCAGTATCTATAATGAAGGCTCTTAGCGAACTTGGTCCTATCGCTGGTCCTATCGCTGCTGCCTTGATGGGTATCACTGGTGCGGCGCAACTTGCTACTGCCAACGCTGAACGTCAGCGTGTTAAACGTATGTCGCTCAGTGGTGCAGGTGGTTCTGCCTCTGCCTCAGGCGCACGTGTAGCTACAGGTCTTGAGTCTGGTGGTAGTATTGATGTCGAGCGTAGGCAGGATGGAAAGATGTTCCGTGCTGACTACGACCCAGATAGGCGTGGATTTATCGACAAACCAACCGTTCTCGTCGGAGAAGGTGGGTATGGTCACAGCAAGGAATGGGTGGCATCGAATGCTGCTGTTGAGAATCCTACCGTTGCACCATTCATTGATATCATCGACCGTGCACAGCGTGCAGGAACCATTCGCACACTCGACATGAATAAGTTTCTTGTTCAGCAGGCGCAAGGTCGTGCCTCTGGTGGATATGTCACGCCAACAGTTAATGACGTGCGTGGCGTGGTTAAGGATTCTTATAGGGATACACTCATTGAGCGATTAACCGATGTTCTTGACCGATTGTCTGTTGACGGCATCCCTGCATCAGTCTCTCTTAATGAGATAGAACAGAAGCAGCAGCTACAAGACAAGGCACGAAGATTCGGAAGTAAATAGACTTAACACCTTACATAGTAATGAAGATAACTAACATAGAAAAGGGCGAAGACTACAACCTCAAGCCCGACACACAGATCCAGGTTGAACGAACCAATCCATTCTTCAATGATTACGGAGAACAGACGACACCGCTCGAACTGCCTTCGTCAGAACGTAATCGCAGGATACTCGGTTTCCCTGACTCGTTCGGTAGACGAATGAAGATGACTGCTACAGATGTCGCGATACAAGATGGTGAGTACTTCGCTCAATGTAGGCAGGTGGTACTGTCTGCTCAATACAAGGGTGGAATATCGACCTCCTTCTACATTAACGATGGCTCCTTCTATTCAAGGATTCAGAAGGTAAAGCTGAAGGATATTTTCAAAGGCGAATTCATACCAGGAGTGAACACTGTAGAAGAAGGGATTAATTTTTGTCGTAATCTTCGCAATAACTCTAATGAGCATTACGGTATCTTTCCAGTGCTTTTCACAGATGATTCTGGACAAAAGGAAGGTCTTAATTATAAGGTGTTGAATGGGTTTGGTAAGGAAAAGGTGTTGAGATACGACAAGATCTATGACTTCCTTCCAGAGGTACCTTCAGTTACATCGTTTCACCCCGACATGAGCGGTGATGACTGTGACTTCTATAATGCAGTACAGCGCACAGAGTATGTCAATGACGTACCTATCACGCTCGCACCAGGCTATTATATGTCGCCATTCATCCGAGCGAACTATCTTCTGAAGCGTGTCTTCGCTTACTTTGGGTATGATCTGCAAGAGAACTTCTTTACTCGCACAGAACCATTCAATAAGATGGTGGTCGTAAACAATGTTATGGACGTGCTGGTAAATGGAAAGATAAAGGTTGCTGACCTTGTTCCTGATATTACTTGTGCGGATTTTATCTCTGTTTTTCGTAAGAAGTTCTGCTGTGAGTTTACCTCTGATGAAGGTAAGCGCATTGCAGATATCATCTTCCTACGTGATGCACTGAACGAAACTCCGAACACCGACCTTACGCATTGCGTAACCCAAGAACCTACTCTCTCTTATAAGTCGGAGAACGACTATAAGCGTGTTACGCTCTCAGCGGAGGAAAAGGTTGATTCTGAAATATCAGACTCCTACGATGATATAGATAGCTTAGTAAAGGCGAACCCGAACGCTTACTTCGACCCTGTCGATGGAGCTATCTATAAGACTGGATGGTCTGGCGATTTCCAAGTGACGGTGAAGATTGGCGAAGCATCGCAAGACTACAACACTGGAGAAACACTTGAAGCAAAAGAGATAAAGGTTCCTGAACTCATACCAGAGTTACGAATGCTTAGCTATAAGGCTACAATCAAGGAGGAAGACTTTACCTATGATATGGGTAAGTTCCTCTACGTAGGTTCATACATGTCACTCAATTCGAAGATGGTTGTTGCAACAGAACCAAAGGAGAACACCTCTGAATCTGCCAACAAACAAAAGACGATACTCGCCTTTAGTTATCTTTCAGACGGTCGTCCAGCAGGAACTGTCTCTGCTTACGATGTGAATGCACCTTCACATCCTCGCATCTTCGATTATGCCCTGCACTACAATGGACCACAAGGCATCTTCGAAAAGTTCTACCGTGAATATGACTTGCTGCTACGCAATTCACTTCACGATATGAAGGTGAAGCTACTACTGTCTCAGTCACAGAAGCAGAACCTATCCTCTTATGCTAAGGTTGTTATCCGTGGTGTGCCTTTCTTTTTCAACAAGCTCAAGTTCACACTTGGTGGTAAGAATGAACCAGTAGAATCAGAACTCTACACGGTATCGCTTATGCAGCCAACCATTACAGCTCCTACTATCAATGAGCAACTCAAGGCTATGGATGTGAAGTATAAGTGGGTGGGTAAAGAAAAACAAACATCAGTCACCTGGGAAGAATACAAAGCAGCTGATCGAGAGCGAAACAAATCCTTCGTAACGGTCTACCCTCCTCTACCTTCAGCTGAGTATGTCGGTGTGCAATATGGTAAGCAGCGTTCATATACTGAACGAATAACACGAAAAGGTGGCTGGTTCCGACACGGAGAGTACGAATACACTCGAACGGAGGTGTGGTTGGAGTGCGTACCTCTTTAATTATGTCGGTTAAAACCTGTCCTTTATCATCTCAAATATATAGGGTACTTTTGTGTTAAACAATTCGCACATGGATATTATTCTTAAACCTGATTCGCTCAGCCTGACTGGCTCGATGAATCACTTTATCATATCAAGCACGCAAGAGATTACATTCATTCTGAAGTATGCAGACTCGAATGAAATCATTGTGCAGCACACTTATACATCTAACAAGGCGAAGCGCATAGAGATAGACTTGGAGAACATCATCACTCCGCTGCTATCTTTTCAGCTCCAGGAGTCGACTACAATCTATCGTCAACCGAACATTGCTCGTGAATTTCTTGTTAATCTCATCGAAGATAAGACAGCTGCACAAGAGTCATGGCAATTCACGGTACTCCGTGCAGGTATTGACAACTTTGCTGACACCGCTTCAAGTTGGCTGAAGCGTAACTTCCTGACGTGGCAGCCTACCGTCAAGCCTGTGACCTATTACACACCAGAGTTTCTTAGTTACTACGCTGTCGAGGACTGCGTGGCTAAGTGTCGTGCGTATATAGAAGAGAACGGTAGTTATGTTCAGTCTGACCTCGTACTGGGCAACCTCTCTCACGGTAAGGTGTGGACGATGCCGATGCAATATGGAGTCATCGCTGGTAAGTTAGGCAAGATGCCGAGCTACTATGATGTATGGATAGAAGATGCTGCTGGTACTCGACTCACCTACATTCAGAGATACTATGCTTCAGATATTCGTAGCGAAGAAGAACAGTGGGTACTCTTTGAAAACTCACTCGGTGGTCTCGATACCTTCCGTGCGTATGGCGATGCTGAGAACACAGCGAAACACACGCACAATGTAGCTGAGATTGAGAACGACTCAGAAGAGTATCGTGTTGACACAGTCAGAGAATACAAGAAGAACACAGGCTTCCTGTCTAAGGAGGAACGTAAGTGGTTGCTGGACTTCTTCCCTTCCTTGGGTAAGTTCCTCTACACAGGCAACTATGTACGTCGCATTGTCGTAACAGAGAGCGACGTCAGTTGGCAGACAAAAGACCTCCCTTCATCTTATACATTTACCTATAAGTACGCAGATGCACGTCCTTACCTGAATATTACCAGGTCAGAGGACGCTGCACCTGCAATGTTGGATATCAAGATACCAGATGTTGGGTCTTTTACCATCGCCCCACGCTTAGTTGAACTTGAGCGACTACCGCTGAGCAGTGGGGCTTTATTCCCTGTTCAGAGTCCTTACTCTGACAAGTGGAACATCACGACAGCAGAAGCTATCCTTGAGTGGTTCTCTCGTGAGGTTACCGCTGCTTACAAGGGTGATGGTGCCTTTGGACACCGCCACGACAACATGTCGGTACTGAATGCGCTCGATCGCATTGGTGGTTACCTCACCTTGGATGCGCAGAAGATACTCGCTGGCTTAGCTGACGAAGCTAAGTCTGCTCGCACGCTCGACCCTAAGAGTGTCGACTGGGAGAAGATCGTTCGCACCGATCAAGACTCTATCGTTAACTCACTGACTACTTTCATGAAGGGTATCGTGTTTGGTAAGTCGGTGCGTGGAGAGTCTGGTATATCCATCTACCAGGACGAAGAAGGGAACTGGCATCTCGATGCAGAGTATCTGCACGTGCATCGTAAGCTCACAGCAGAAGAGGTGGAGATTATGAAGACCTCACACATCAAGGGTAAGATTGTGAACTCTGCTGGTAGTTTCGTGGTATCTAAGGTTGAGAGAATCGTAGGTGCCTGGAGATGTTACTTCCGTCAGGAAGATGCTGACGGACGCAGAATCTATAATTCTATGCAAGTGGATGACCTCGCTCTGTGCGAGACATTCAACTTGATTGATGCAGGCGGTCAGTTGTCCAACCACTACTGGCATAGGCGTGTTACCGCTGTTGGTACTGATTACGTAGACATTGCAGATAATACGAATGCGGAGAACTATGCGAGTGGTAGTGATACTCCGCAGGTGGGTGATGAAGTTGTGCAGCTTGGTAACCTCACTAAAACAGATAGACAGAGTGCTATCATACAATCAGCAGCAGGCACAGACGCACCTTACTTTAAGATTATAAAGGGCATCAATTCGTTTACATTACCTAATCCGATATTCCTGTTCGATAAACAGAAGTTCGAGATACGTGTCGAGAACCCTGCAAAGCGTAGTGAGTATATCCGTCTGCAAGACTTCTTAGAGTCTATGCAGGGACGTATTAGTTCGGTCCTACAGCAGTCAGATAGACAGATTACCTTTTACTTCGGTGATGCTGTTCCTTCATTGACGAATGAGCCGGCTAATGAGTGGACGGACGACGAAACGAAAGGAATGCACGAGCATGATGTCTACTACAATCGCTCTTATGTCGAGACAGGTGGAGGTCGTGCTTATTCTTTCGAGCGGAACCCTGATGGTTCTTTCTCTTGGCACGAGATTACAGATGCTGATGTTCTCAAATCATTAGAAGCAGCTAAGCGAGCACAGGACACAGCAGATGGTAAGCGTCGAGTGTTCGTGCAAGCTATACCTGTTCCTCCATACGATGCAGGCGACCAGTGGACCAATGCTACTTACGGTGATAAGTATCGTAACGACCTGCTCGTCTGCATTCAGCCAAAGAAAAAGGGTGAAGAGTTTAGCATCGAAGATTGGCAGTCTGCACAGCATTATACCACCAAACAATTCGAGGCTGAGTTTAACGTTGGTGGTAAATCAATCTCAGCTGTTGTGAAAGACTTGCGTACTGGTCTTGAAGCTGTAGGTATGCACATGGATGGTGAGAATAGCTCTTTCACCGTCAATGCAAAGAACTTCAAGGTTCAGACTCCAGAGGGTAAGGTTGCGTTCGTAGCTTCAGATGGAACGATTGATGCTTCTCGTGTACGTATGCGATGTGAACACGGTTCAATTTACTTCGGTGAAGTTGACGGGTATCCGAACATCATTCTTGCGAATGAACTCGGACAGCCACAGATAATGCTTAATCATCGTGGTATCGTGAATAAGTATGGCGTAGACATGGAGTTAATCAACGCCAGCAGGTACTTTGTTAACAAGCGTGATGGTAAGGCTTATCTCGGTGTTAATATCATTGTGAAAATCACCAATAGAGGTTTTCAACAGAATACTTATGGCGGTGGTGATATTAAGTTGACTGCTACGCTTGAAGATAAGTCACATGAATATATAACTTTACAGTTAGGAAAACAGTACACAGGTGACGATAAGGCTATAGTTGCAGCAACAACTCCAATTACACTGAAGATTGGAGAGACAGGAGAAATGATTTATGGTGGATTGTTCGAGATAGGCTCTACAAGTGGAGGTGCGGTTGTTGCTCAAAAGATGTCTTACTCTGTACGATCTGTTTATTACGACACGGTCATTGATAAATCGTATGTTTCGGAATTAGGCGGAAATAACTTCTCTTCTGATAGTGGAGGGAATCTTATTAACCCATCGAATGGCGACGAACCACCAGCTGTTATACCAGCACCTAATATGGATGTTTAATTAAATAAAATAGTGATATGAAAAGTTTAGATTGTATTTACAGGATTTTTGGAAGGCTCGCTGCCATTGGTAGCGACAAGTATCTGCACATGTTTGCAGGTCTTGTTGTTTCGATGATTGCTTGCAAAGCCTTACATGCTATTGATGCGTACTTAATCTTCGCATTGGTACCAGCATTCTTCGTCATGACAGGAAAAGAGAGTGTCGATTACTACTACAGAAAGGAGCCATTCGATTGGCTCGATGTCTGTGCAGGTATGCTTGGTGCTATCGTGGGTGTTTTTCTTTTCCTATTGTAAAGGAGGTGTTCGTATGGATATAGTTGAATTACAGTTTACACCAGAGTTTATTCACTCTGTAGCTACACATCTTATAACATGTGTCGTGATGTGGGCTTTGGTAGTTAGCGCAGCCTTCATTGACCTATGGGACAGAGTTTACACGCAAAACAAGTTGAAGAAGCCTTTGACTTCGCACCTTATGCGTAAGACGCTTGGCAAGATTGGTGAGTACTGGAGATTTCTCCTTATCGCATTGATCATCGACGTCGTGATTTTCACGTCTTGTTCTCTGATAGGTGTTAAGACATTCCCTATCTGTACATTACTGTTCTCTGCTTCCTTACTCATCATAGAAACAAAGAGTCTCATTGAACATGCAAGAGAGAGAAAGAGTACTGCTGCTGATATGCAGCGCATCATTCAATCTGTAGTTAGTGCAGCTTCAGATAGAGATGCTAAGAAAGTCATTCAGTATGTCGCTGACTACATTGGTGAAGAGAAAAATGTAAATCAAAAAATAGAAGAATAGTATGGCAAACTTTACACTTGCGGAGCTGGTACAATCCAGCACCGCTGAACAATTAAAAATAAATAATAACCCTCCTACTATTGTGAGAGTTCACCTTACCGAGACGATAACTCTTTTAGAGGCTATTCGTTCTGAATGGGGTAAGTATTGTGAGCGTCACAAAATCGAGAACCCTGCTATTCGTGTGACAAGTGGCTACCGTTCACCAGAATTGAATAAGGCTGTAGGTGGAGTGAAGAACTCTGCACATGTCGAGGGATATGCTGCTGACTTGCAACCTGTCAATGGTAAGCAGACTGAGTTTGAACGCTTCATGGCTAACGAGTTCTCCAAGAAGGGGTACGCATTCGACCAGATTATTATCGAGAAATCTAACACATCACGTTGGGTGCATGTAGGCTATAAGCGTGCAGACGGGAAGCAACGCAGACTGTGTTTCACATTAAAGGTGTAGTTATGGACGACAAAGAAATTAAATACTACGTGTATTCAATGTTAATCCTTATTGGATTACTTGCACTTACGGCTCTCTGCCTCACAAGCTGTTCACATAGAGTGTATGTTCCTGTGCAGTCTATTCGCACAGATACTATCTACATGTCAAGGAAGGATAGCGTACATATCAAGGATAGCTTAATCACTCGACAGGTGATAAACATCCGTGATAGTATCGCTATTCATGACAGCGTTGTTATCATCAAGGACGAGCAAGGCAACATCAAGGAAAAATTGATAGTTCGTTATCGTGACCGCTGGCATGCCACTGAGGACAATCTGACGCTTCAAAGATTGATTGACAGGTATAAGGCGAGCAATGACAGTTTGCGTGCTACCAAGAAGGAACATATCGAGGTTCCTAAGGTCATTGAGCGAGAGTTAAGTAGGTGGCAGAAGATAAAGATGGATGTAGGCGGATGGGCAATAGGCGCACTCTCTGCAACTATGTTAGCTTCTATTGCTTATATCATTATTTGGCTTCTGAAAAAGTATAGGCGGATTTAATGAAGCACATCAAGGTATATATCACTGAAAGCCGTACGAAAGATAACCGCTTCGTACAAGCTTCTATCCGTGGCATCGAAGACAATACGGGTGAGAGTTATTCATCTTCTCACCCTAAACTTCTTCAAGATATCATCTGTCACGCTCTATCTCTTGCGCATGGTGTCGAGATAGAGGGTAACAACGCATTTACTTATACATTCCCATTCAAGCTATCTTAATATGGCGATAGAAAAACTCTACTTAGAACATAAACAGACAGGCGGTCGGTTGACCGCTGATGAGTTTAACAAGTTGCCCGAAAAGGTCAATGAGTTAATCGACGCACAGAACTCTGAGGAGGAGCGTGTAAAGAATACGATTGCGAAGAATCGCCCTACCCTTGGACAGATTTCAAACGTAAATAATGAAGTTGACGAACTCACATCCGAGACGTGTGTACTCGTATGGAATGGTGACGAGTGGGTCCCTATGAAGCTGTCTGAACTTAATATTGGGCAAGGAGGTGGAGGGCAGCAACAGACCATTCTATATTACTTGCGTGCTGTCAATCAATCTCCTTCTACTACCCTCTCAGCCTCTAAGTCAGCAGGTGAGTGTGCAATCAAGTTTATGTTCGTGTCAAGAACAAAGGATGTTGGACAGGCAGATTATATTGATAGCGGTGAGTGGGGAACGTACGAAATCTTCGCTAAGGCTGGCGATGGAACATTCGTTAGTAAGGCTCGTGGTAGATGTCAGTCTAATACGATTACCACTGTTGATGTGTTCAAGTTCTTAGAGAGCGGTCAAAATAACATTATGGTGAAGATTACAGGAGAGGTGACGGGGCAAACCTCCCCTGCGTTAGTATATTCGATTACGTTGTCTGCGCTCTTCCTTTCAATATCAGAATTCAACTGGTGGAAAGCCTACCAGGGAGATATTGTGCTGCCGTGTTATATCAGTGGTAACATCTCGAAGACGCTGCACGTGAAAATTACGGGTGAAGGATACGAACAGACGTATGAGCGACAGTTCGGTACCGCAACTTATACCTCGTCGCCAGTGGCATATACCGTGCCATTCACGAATAAGACGGGGCTCTTCCACCTGTCTGCTTGGTTGTCAAATGAAGATAATACTGTCCAGACTACTCCAGTAGGTTACGACTTTATGGCGGTGGCTAATAACGAAGCTGTAAAGATGGTTGTCGTTAACAATAAGGCAGAAAAACTGCTTAACTGGTACGAGAATAAGGTACTGGAATATGCAGTATATGACGGCAAGGCGGTAACGACACCGCTGTCAATCTTGATGAAGAAGGATAATGAGGTGCTGCAAGAGAATGTATCAGAGAATACATTGACACAGACAAAAATGCAGTACACACTTTCTCTTGAGGTTGAGACTATAGATAACTCCGACTTTACTGCGTTAATCGGTTTCAGAACTCACCCAACGGATGAGGTGCGTTTGCGTGATGCAATTCCATTCCCTGTGGATAACTCGCAAGGTTACTCTGCGACTGCTGGAGCGGTATTCTATCTCAATGCAAAGAATAGAAATAACACCGACACCGACCGCAACATTCTCCGCAATCTTATCAATTCAGATCATATCGGTTCTGAGTGGCAGAACGTTGCATTCTCTCGTGACGGCTGGGTGACGGATGATGAAGGTGCACGCACATTGCGCTTGCTCGCAGGGTCACGCCTTACTATCGATTACAAGCCATTTGAGAAGGAAGCTGCTCAAAGTGGCAAGACTATCGAGATAGACTATCAGATTAACAACACCTCTGATTACGATGCAGAGTGTATCTCCATTGCAATGCCTTATCAGAAGGGTTATATCGGTCTTAAAGTGAAGCCATCTTCTATTATGTTCGCAACTCGTAGTGAACGTAATCCTGATGTACAGGCGATGAGCACAGACGATGGTGTGCGTATTCGTTTGGCACTCGTGATTAGTCCTAAGAAGTACACTTACGTACTGAATGGGAATAGCTACTATCTTAATCTCGTCTATCTCTACATTGACGGCATTGAAGCTCGTAAGTTCGCCTACTTGCTTACCGACTCTATGCAGATAGGCTCAGGTGGTGACATTGTTATTGGCTCAGATAAGGCAGATGTTGACCTCTATTCCATTCGTATCTATGACAGCGCAATGGACGCTGCTAACGTACATCAAGACTATATCAATGCACTTGCAACCGTAGGAGAGAAGAGTGCCGAGAAATTGGATAATGACATCTACGACACCCTCGGTACTACGGTCGATTTCGACAAGGTGCGTGGCAAGGTCAACGTTTTTACTTTTGACAAACCATTGCCTGCGTATGAATATGGTAAATCCTACAAGCCTAAAGGCACTCTTGAAATATACCCGAAAGACGGTAATACCAATCTTCTTCGATTGACTATTACCAATTTCCAAATGCAAGGACAAGGTACATCTTCCATGTTATACTACTTCTGGAACTGGAAAGGAAAACTATCTTATGATTCGACTGTTATTTACGAGGATGGTCAGACGGCTCAAAAGAAGTTTAAGTTTTTCATGAACCTTTCAAAAATATCTAAGCTGACAGGAAAGAAGAATACTGCATCTTCTATGCAATACCACAAGATGGGCAGCGTTAACTCCTTCACCGATCTATGGAAAGCTGTAGGGCTAACTAATGAGGGCGTAGAACAGAACAGCGAAGCTCGTGTCTCTATTTATCAAGAGACATTCGTTGGATTCGAAAAACAGACCGCAGAAGACGGTACTGTGACGTACAAGTTTGTCGGTCTGTTTACACTCGGACCCGATAAGGGAGATGCAGCCACCTTCGGATATGACAAGGACCTTTTCCCCGACCTCTTATCTATCGAAGGCTCTGATAACTCGCCACGCTTGACACTCTTTCAAGTGCCTTGGGATAAGCGAAGAATACGCTATAATGCGGAGGAAGAAGCGTATCAGTACCAAGTCTCTGAACTCTCTTGGGAGAATTGCTGGGACTTAGACTATGCTGACCTCCCTGCCGATGATAAGACTACAGCAGACAATGAAACCCGTCAGCGAGCAGAGCAGCTCGTAGAGTCGTTTATACCAGCTTATAACATAGTCTATTCGTGTAACACATTCATTGAGCCATTCAATGGTACACTTGACGAGTTAAACGCTGATCCACGCTCGACTCACATTGAGTATTGGATTGCGAAAGAAGGTGACCCAAATCAATACAACCTATACTATTACGATAGCTTGTATAAGAAGTTCTGCCCATCGACGCTTGATAGCGGTGTGTCGGTTGTAAATCTTCGTCAGCAGTTGGTCGGAGACAAGTACGGACTAACTGAGACAATATTTAGCTCAGTTAGTGACGCAACTAAGCTCAATGAGTTATTCAAGTCAGCACGCATTCAGAAGTTCCGTGCCGAGCAGGCACAATACTGGGACATAATGGATCTGCTCTATCATCAATTATACGTAGAAACAACAGCAGCGACGGATAACTGTGCGAAAAACATTTATCCGTATAACTTTAACAAAGAATAGAAATGGCAAAGAGTAAATGGAAGTTCCGACAGGATGACCTTGATACAATCTTAACGGTCATCAATCAAGGTTTGATGAAAAAGCCTTACCATGTAGAATATCACGACACCTACGAGGACGGCACACCAGTATGGAATGGTGAGAAATCCGTGTTATGGAACCTGATGGAACAAGCATACCCCGAGGAGCGTGCGCAGATGATGCGTCGTATGCTTGCGAAGATGGAGGAACTTGGAGGGCTACAGAAAGGTACGCACCAGCAGAAGCTCTTTGCGTTTTTTGAGAAGTATTACTTCTCTGTAATTGATAACTTCTCATCAATGCTCTACAATGAGGATGGCAAGATGTATGAAAAAATGAAGCTCGCTATGCTTCAAGGTAAGTATACTAACGACACAGACCCACTGGGTCAGTCACTCGGTGATGGTAAGTCGCCTGAGGTTGCTTGGGTGAAGAAGCGCATCCAATACCTTATGTCTAAGTATTCTTTTGGTGAGTACGATGCAAAGACTGCTGAAGGTGCAATTACTGTTCGTACTTCTGCACAGGCGGACGCTACGACTAACTCTATTACATTACACTTGACTCCTGCAATGAAGCTGTACCCTACAATCGCATACGGTACCACAATCATGCGTGGTACTCGCACGGATGCTGGTAAGCCGTGTGAGATAGTCGTAGATATTAACGGCACCAGTGACCAGCAGCTATCTATCAAGTCAGCCGACTACCTGCTCGATATAGGCGATTGGAGTTCGTATGTGATCAATGGTGCACTCTCAATCATTGGTAAGCGATTGAAGCGTCTGAAACTTGGCGATGAGAATGAAGAGAAGGTGAAGATACTCATATCTTCTCTAACGCTTGGTAACACTACCTCATTAGAGAAGATTGATATTCAGAATATATCCACGCTCGGAGGTTCACTCGATATGCGTAATAACTTCCGTTTGCGCAAGTTCCTCGCTGGCGGTTCATCACTATCAGAGGCACACTTCGCTGATGGTGGTGCACTCGAAGAAGTGGATTTTCCAGCTTCGACCTCATACGTCGAGCTAAAAAATCTTGATAAACTTACCAACGAGAAGTGCAATACAGAAGCGTGTGCTCCTAACGTTATGAGTTACTTCGTGAGTGGTTGTGATAACCTTCAACCGATTAAGATGCTCATTGGAATAATGGATGCACAGGTAGGGCAAGTTCCTCACGCTCTGCGCTACGTTCGCTGTGTCGGGTTCAATGAGACATTCACGGACGGACGAGCATTCGATAAACTTTCCCAGCTGGTAGATGGCACATATCAAGGTATCGATGCAGAAGGTCAATACGGCAATGATCCTTACCCAGTACTCGATGGTACAATCAACCTCACCACTGGTGCATATCGTGACACCTACGATGCGCTAATGCAACACTACCCAAAACTTAAATTAAACATTGCTAAGTGGTGGATAAGGTTTGAAGACCCTGAGGTGAAGCGAATCTGTGTTGAAAATTGGGATAAAGACGGTGACGGTGAACTCTCTATGGAGGAAGCAGCAGCTGTTAGTTCCATCGG